TTGGTGTTGTTGTTGCTCATAGGCGCATGGGCAAGACTGTCTCTGCGATTAACCATCTAATCAAGGACGCTATCCTCAATCAGAAGGAAGCACCTAGATACGCATACATTGCACCTACCTATGGACAGGCTAAACGAGTGGCTTGGGACTATCTCGTAAAGTATGCTGACCCACTAGGAGGCTCTAGCAATATCTCTGAGTTGCGAGTTGACTTCTGGGGTAGGCGTATCCAGCTTTATGGCTCAGACAATCCAGAAGCATTGCGTGGTCAATACTTTGATGGGGTTATCCTAGACGAGATTGGTGACCAGAATCCTAAGATTTGGACAGACATTATCAGACCTGCACTAGCTGACAGAAAAGGCTGGTGTATGTTCATTGGTACACCCAAAGGTCACAACCACTTCAAAGAACTGCGAGACAGGGCAGAAACTGAGGATGGATGGGGTTTGTTAGAGTTCAAAGCCTCTGAAACAGGGGTGGTGGACGATACAGAACTTAAGGCTGCTCGTAATGAGATGGGTGAGGATAAGTACCGCCAAGAGTTTGAATGTAGCTTTGATGCTGCTGTAGAAGGCTCTTACTATGGGCAAATTCTCAATGAACTAGAAGACAAGCACCATATGCAGGACATTCCTAGAGAGGAACTGAGCCGTACATTTACTGCTTGGGACTTGGGTATGGGTGATTCAACTTCTATTTGGGTTGCTCAGTTAGTAGGTACTGAGGTGCGTCTGATTGACTATTACGAGAATCATGGTGTTGGACTAGACCACTATGTGAAGTGGATTAGGGACAATGACTATGCAAAAGCAGAGCATATTCTGCCCCATGACGTTAGGGTTAGAGAGTTAGGCTCTGGCAAAAGCCGACTAGAGATGCTTGAGGAAGCAGGACTAGAGATAAAGATTGCCCCGAGGATGGGCTTAGATGATGGTATTCAAGCTGTCAGAAGGTTGCTTCCAAGGTGCTGGTTTAATGTTCCTAAAGTCCAGACAGGGCTGAACTGCCTGAGAAACTACCGCAGAGATTACGATGAGAAGCGTAAGATTTTCTATGAGCGTCCATTGCATGACTGGTCATCACATGGCTCTGACTCATTCCGCTACTTAGCCCTTGGATTGGATGAAGGTCATTCAACATGGTCTAAGCCTATCAACCAAACACCGAAATGGATTGTCTGATGTATTTAGAGCGACAAGGCGTTAATTTAGCCCCTAAAGTAAAAGAACTTGAATTAAGAATCGAAATGTTGGAAAATGTCATTAAGGAGTTAAAATCGGACAAACCCCGAATGGGTCGCCCTCCAAAGGACAAAAATGAGCAAACCAGCAAACAGGAAGGAAGCTAAAGCCTTAGGGCTTAAAACTTACTTTACTGGTAAGCCATGTAAACGTGGCGGTATTGCTGACCGCAGTCTCAATGGTGATTGTCTTTGTGATGCCTGTATTGAGTTTACTAAGCAATTGAAAAATAATTGGGATATTGCTAACAGGGATAAAAATAAGTCTTGGAGAGAGGCTAACCCTGAAAAAATGGCTCAGTACAAAAAAGACTGGCAAGAAAAGAACAGAGAAAAGCAAAAAGCAAATCTTAAAAGATGGAAAAAAGACAATCCAGATAAGATTTTGGCTGATTTTCATAAACGCAGAGCATCACAAATAAATGCTACCCCAAAATGGTATGGCGAATTTGATGCTTTTGTAATGCACGAGGCGGCATTACTTTCTAGACGCAGAAGTGCTGTAACTAATGTAAAATGGCACATAGACCACATGATTCCATTGCAATCTAAAACTGCGTCTGGATTTCATTGTGCTGCGAATATCCAAGTCATTCCTGAAGCGTTAAATGTAAGAAAGCGTAACACTATGACTTTTACTAAACCTTACGAGTGGGTTAATGCTTTATGAGACAAACTGAACTGAAATCTATTCTGCAAGCGGAAATTGACGATGCTATCGGGTTTATCGAGAGTGAGACTGTAGAGCAAAGAAAACAAGCATTACAAGCCTACTTACGTCAACCTTACGGGACAGAAATTGAGGGTAAATCTCAGATTGTTACTGGAGAAGTAGCAGAAGCGATTGATGGTGCGCTACCTAGCTTAGTTCGTATTTTCACAGGCTCAGATAATATTGTTATCTTTGAGCCACAGGGGCCTCAAGACGAAGCGTCCGCAAAACAGGCCACAGACTATTGCAATTGGGTTTTCTTGCGTGACAACGAAGGCGTAGCCATTCTGCATGATTGGTTCAAAGATGCTTTGATGCAGAAGAACGGCATTGTTAAAGCATATTGGGAAAACAAAGAAGACATTACAAAAGAGCGTTACTATGACTTGTCAGATGACGAGTTAGCAATGCTAATGAGTGATGAGAGCATGGAGATTGTCGAGCAAGATACGACAGAGTTTCCAATCTATGACCCAATGGGTCAGCCAGTCCTTGACCCAACTGGTATGCCAGCAATGGGTGCAACGCACAATGTAATAGTACAAAAGCGTAAGAAATCAGGCAAAGTCACGATTGAGAATGTTCCTCCAGAGGAGTTCTTGATTAGCAAGAAGGCTCGCACTATTGCTGACAGCCCATTTGTAGCCCATCGTCAGATGTTGACTCGTAGTGACTTGGTTGCTATGGGCTTTAACAAGAAGCAAGTTGAATCCTTGCAGATGGATGATGCACTAGCGTACACACCTGAGCGTGTTGTGCGTTTCTCTGCTGGTGAGCAACCTTACCAAGTACAGACTGATGACCCATCAATGCAAGAGATTGAGGTCTTTGAGTGTTATGTCAAAACTGATATGAATGGCAAAGGCATTGCTACTCTGACTCAGGTTTTCTACGCTTCAAACGAGATTCTCCAAGATGTAGATGGTAAGGAAGCTGTTGAGGAAGTGGACTATGTTCCTTTCCATTCAATCTGCCCTATCCCAATCCCACACAAGTTCTTTGGCGACTCACTTGCTGACCGAACAACTGACTTGCAACTGATTAAGACTACTATCACTCGTCAGATGTTGGATAACTTATATCTGACAAACAATGCACGAGTAGTTGCTGTTGAAGGTCAGGTAAACCTTGATGACTTGCTTACATCTACCGCAGGTGGTGTGATTCGTGCCAAGTCACCTAATGCTGTTCAACAATTGGTTGTGCAGAATGTGGCATCTCAGGCTTTCCCAATGCTTCAGTATTTGGATACAGTCCAGTCTAAGCGTACTGGTGTGTCTGATGCTACACAGGGCTTAGACCCATCTATCTTGCAGAATGTGACTGCTGCTGCGGTAGCTTCGATGCAACAAGCTGGCGCAGGTAAGATTGAACTGATGGCTCGAATCTTTGCAGAGACTGGTGTTAAGTCTTTGTTCCAAGGCATCTTGCATCTGCTGTGCAAGTACCAAGATAAGCCTCGTTTGGTGCGTATGCGTGGTGAGTTCGTAGAGTTTGACCCTCGTACATGGGCTAACCAATACGATGTGGCTATTAACGTAGGTTTGGGTGCTGGTAACCGACAAGAGCAGATGGCTATGTTGTCAATGGTTCTGGCTAAACAAGAGCAGTTGATTGCTCAGTACGGCCCTGCCAATCCTTATGTTTCCCCTGCTCAATATCGTTCTACCTTGGGACGCATGGTTGAGATTGCTGGCTTTAAGGATTCTGCTGAGTTCTACAAGCCAATCACACCAGAGCAAGACCAGATGCTCTCGAATCCTCCTCCACAGCCACAGCAAATGCCTCCTGAAGTTCAGGCAATCATGGCTCGCACTCAGGCTGAGATTCAAGCCAACCAAGCTAAAGCACAAGCTGACATTCAGTTGAAGCAACAGCAACAACAGATTGACATGGAGATGGCACAACAAAAGGCTGCCCTTGAGATGCAATTGATGCGTGAGAAAGAAGCTGCTAAGTTGATGCTTGAGCGTGAGAAACAACAGGCTTACTTTGCTATGAAGCAACAAGAGTTTGAAGCAGAAGCACAATTGAAAGCAATGAAAATTGGTGCTGGCATTACATCTAACGTAGAGATTAAGGGTTAATCATGGCTGTATCAAGAACCACTAATCGTGTCATTGAGGGTGATGACATTCAAGAACAGATTGATGCTTTGCCTGAGTTAATGTATTTGACTCGCACTAATCCTAATAACCCTGCTGTTTGGGAAACTTACAATCCTAAAACTGGTGAGATTGTTGACACAGGAACTTTTGCAGGTGGTGGTGACCAAGGTTTATTAGCTGCTTCTCGTCCTGTCCTAGCTTTGGCTGCTAGTGTTCTTGGTGCGCCTTACTTGAGCGACTTGATTGCAGGTCAAACTGGTCTAACAGGCTCTGCTTTGTCTGGTGCTACAGGCGCAACTATTGCGGGAGGCTCTACAGCATTGACTGGTGGTAGTGCAGAAGACACATTGAAAGCATCATTGCTTGCTGGTGGTGGTGCATATTTAGGGAACGAACTACAAAACGCTTTGTATGACTCTACAGCCGCAGCAGATACAGCAGCAGGTTTAAATCCTAGATATGGCACAACATATGATAAAATTCTTGCTAATTTGATGGACAGCCCAGAGGCGCAACAAGCAATGCAGAATTTGATTTCTGGCAATGTTTCTGCGCCAATTGTTGACACATCAACAGCAGATAACTTGGTAATAACAGCACCAACATCATCTACAAACATTTTAGATGCGTTAACACCTACAGTAACTGTTACTGGTGCTAGACCTGTTACACAACAAAATGTAATTGATACTATTGCTGCTACTGGCGCAACAATTCCAGAAGTTAAAGTAGTGTCTCAAAGACCTGTTAACTCAGCAACAGTTGAGGACGTATTGTCTACAATAACAGCACCAGCAATTTCAATTCCTGCAACAACAGCTACAACAGCTACAACACCTACAAAAACAAACACGACAACTAGCACAAAAGAGACAGACCCTTTGAAGGTTGCTCAACTAGCGTTGTCTGCTGCTGGTTTGCTTGGCGCAGGGGCTGCTTTGTCTAACAACGCACCAACTGGCTTTGAAGTTGTGCCAATCCCAGAGAGTTGGGGTAATCCTCCAAAACCAAGTGTTGCGCCATTTACACAGTTGCCTCCAATTGACTTTGGCAATCGTAATCTGTTGATTGGCACTCAATGGGAAAAGTTCCTTGACCCCAATTATGGAAAAGTGCCAGAGCCTGTGCAATACTCACAGCCATCAAACCTAAGTTACAACGACTTGATGGGCATTTTGGGTAACAAGCAAGGTATGCCATCAGCTAGTAGCTTGAGCATCAACGACATTATTTCTGGAATACAAAACCAATATGGACAAACAGCTTCTCGCACAATGGGCTAAAAACTTACTAAATGATGACTTTTTCAAAGAAGTATTAGATAATTTGAAAAAAGAGCAGATTAGTGTAATAATTAACACAAGTGCTGAAGAATCTGATAGGCGTGAAGACGCTTACAGACACATTAAGACTTTAGAACTAATTACAGGACACCTTGAAGGTTTAGCCTCGGAAACTGTGATTAGAGAGAAGAAATGGAAAATTCTGTAAGGGAAACCTTACCCTCCGACTAGAAGGTGTCTAGCGATTTTTGAGATGACAAATGGAAAACACCAACCCACAAGGGAGTGAAAGCCTAAATGTAAACCAAGCCGCTTCAGCGTTTGAGGGACTGATGGGTGATTCTGACGAAGCTGAAAACAGCCAATCTGAGGAACATTCAGAAGAACTGCAAGCGTCTGATGAAGTTGAGTATTCTGAGGAGGAATCCGAAGAAGAACAACCAAAGCCTCGATATAAAGTCAAGGCATCTGGTGAGGAAGTTGAGGTAGAACTTGACGAACTCATCAAAGGTTATCAACAAGGTACTGATTACACTAAAAAGTCTCAGGCTTTAGCTGAACAACGTAAAGCTGTAGAAGCAGAGCGTATTCACTTAGAGCAGGTGAAACAAGAACGACAGGCATATGCCCAGAAGTTGCAAGCGTTGGATAGCTTCCTTACGCAGCAAAATCAGGGTGTGGACTTAGATGTTCTAAAGGAAACAGACCCTATTGGCTATGCCGTAGCGGTAGCTGAACAGAGTCAGCGTGAGAAACAGTTAGCAGTAGTTAGAGCCGAACAGCAACGCATTGCCCAACAGCAACAAGCCGAGCAACAAGCCTCTCTGCAAAACCATCTCCGTCAAGAATCTGAGAAGCTAGTTAGTCTGATTCCTGAGTTGGCTACGCCACAGGGTGATGCGATTCGGAAACAAATCCGTGATTATGCGAAGTCTGTTGGATGGTCTGACCAAGAACTCAGTTCCGTTTATGACTCTCGTGCTGTGGTGAGTTTGTATAAAGCAATGAAGTATGAGCAACTTCAAAAGAGCAAGCCCGAAGTAACCAAGAAACTTCAAGCTGCTCCTAAGATGATGCGTTCTGGGACTTCTGCGCCTCCTACAAAATCGTCACAAGATAAACAGGTAATGCAAAGGTTGCGTGAAACTGGCAAAGTCCAAGACGCTGCTAAAGCATTTGAACGATTCTTTTAATTTTGGAGTTTTAAAATGGCTACATATCAAACCTATACCGCTATCGGTCAGCGTGAAGACCTTTCGGATGTTATCTATAACATCTCACCAACCGACACGCCCATGATGAGTTCCATCGGCAAAACAAAGGCAACTGCTGTTTATCACGAATGGCAAACAGATAGCCTTTCCGCTAGCGTTTTGACGAACTACGCAGTCGAGGGTGCAACGGCATCTGACGCTACTATGTCTCCAACAACTCGTGTTGGTAACCGCACTCAGATTGCTCAGAAAACTGTCAAGATTTCTGGCACTTTGCAGAGCGTGGACAAAGCTGGCCGCAAGTCAGAAAAAGCCTATCAACTTGCGAAAGCATCGGCCGAAATTAAGCGTGACATGGAAACAACATTGTTGAGCAATCAAGTTGCTACCAATGGCGACTCCACTACTGCTCGTAAATTGGGTGGTCTGCAAGCATGGTTGAACAGCAACTATGATGGCGGTACTGATGGTGTTGCTGGTGATTTGGGTACTACTGCTCGTACCAATGGTACTAACCGCACTTTCACAGAGACAATCTTGAAGACTGTTATCAAAGAAGTGTACGCTTCTGGTGGCAATCCTAAAGTGTTGATGGTCAACCCTGCACACAAGCAATTGGTTTCAGCTTTTGCTGGTATCGCTGCACAGCGTTTCATGGCCCCATCTAACAGCCCTACCACAATCGTGGCCGCGGCCGATGTTTACATGAGCGACTTCGGTACAATTTCTGTTGTTCCCAACCGCTTTATGACTTCTACCAACTCATGCGATGAGACAGCGTTTATCCTTGACCCCGACATGGCTGCTGTTGCTTACTTGCGTCCTTTCCAGACCAACGAGTTGGCTGTGACTGGCGACAACGAAAGCACACAATTGCTGTGCGAGTACACCTTGGAAGTTAAAAACCAAGCTGCTCACGGCATCATTGCTGACTTGACACCTTAATCTAAGGTAACCCCGAAAAATGCCTCAGACTTAACCCTCTGGGGCATTTTCTTTTCTACTCAAACTGATAGAATTAGGTTATGCAAAATCCTGTCAATTTTCGTCAATCTGCTGTCCATGCTGATGGTGAGGGCGGCATCGTTATTCAAACTCGTCAAGATGTGTCTGCTATTGTTGAGCAGAACAAAAAAGAGTTTAATTCTTTTGATGAACGAGCAAGATGGTCTGACCATTTGTTTGGCAACAAAGTAGCAAGCATACCAATGACTGTTATTGATGACCTTAACAAACAAGGCATCATGCGTGGGTTTGCTGTGCTTGATGAGAAGCGTTTTGCCGCTTTTCTAAATGACCCAATGAATCGTGCATGGCGCACTAGGACAGGAGTGGTATGAGTTTCGCAACTTACTCTGATTTACAGACTTCAATAGCCAACTATTTGGCTCGGTCTGACTTGACAAGCCAGATTCCAGATTTCATTACATTTGCTGAGAATCGACTGCGTAGAGAACTGCGTATTCGTCAGATGCTCAAATCTGTCACAACAGCAACTGTAAGTGGTGACAATACTGTTGAATTGCCTAGCGACTTTTTGCAGGTGCGTGATTTTGTTGTGATGACAAATCCTATTCAACCACTTAGCTACTCTAGCCCATCAGCATTGTCTAATGACCCAAGAGCATCAGAAGTTGGTGTTCCTATGTCTTACACAATCCTCGCTAGTGAGTTTCAAGTGTCACCTGCACCTGATGGTGTTTACACAGTAAAACTGTTGTACTTTGCTGCGCCTCCTTACTTGTCTAGCAGTAATACATCTAATGTATTCTTGACAAAAGCCCCAGATGCTTTGCTCTATGCTTCTTTGATTGAAGCAGAGCCTTACCTTATGAATGATGCTCGTATTAACACATGGGGAACTATGTACGACAGAGCAATCTCCTCTCTCACCAAGTCTGACGAAGAAGGTCAATACTCTGGTGTTCCTCTGGCAATGAAATTAACTCCAAGGTGAAACTATGGCTGAAATGTCAAACTACCTAGAAAATGCTTTGATTAACGCTACATTGCGTAATACAAGCTACACATCTCCAACAACTGTTTATGTAGGTTTGTACACATCAGACCCTACGGATGCAGGTTCAGGTACAGAAGTATCTGGTGGTTCTTATGCTCGTACAGCAGTTACTTTTGGTGCGCCTAGCAATGGCGTATCAACCAACTCTGCTGCTGTAGAGTTCCCACAAGCTACAGGTTCTTGGGGTACTGTTGCATACATTGGTCTTTTGGATGCTTCTACATCTGGAAACCTTTTGTATCACACAGCCTTGGATGCGTCTAAAACTATTGCTTCTGGTGATGTGTTTCGTATTGCCACAGGCTCTCTGTCAGTAACATTGGCATGACAACTGTTAGCTTAACGCTTGAGCAACTTGACCAATTTGGGTCATTGGATAGCCTTGCGTTAAGTTTAGATTCTGCTGATTGGAACTCTACCACTCAGAAGAATGTGACAGGGCCGTGGTCAATAGATGGGCTAGACGCATTTAATAACTTAGATGCTCTACCTGCAAGCCTTGACTCATCAGTTTGGGACACAGCAACTCTATGGGATGGTGTCGCAGATGTAAGTGCTACAGCTACTGTAACTGCTGATGGCGAAAAGATACTTGGTGCTATTGCCAACATTGAGGCTAGTGCTACAGTAACTGCTAACGCTTCTGTTGCTTATGACTTTAGTGCAAGCATAACTGCAAATGCAACAGTAACAGCAGATGGTCAGAGAATCCAATTGGGTTCAGCGTCTATTTCTGCTGATGCAACAGTTACTGCTGATGCAACTCGCATAGCTGGTGGTTCTGCTGAGATTACTTGTTTTGCTACAGTTACTGCAATTGGTAGCAAAGTAAATAGTGCTAGTGCTGAGATAACTGCTGATGCTACTGTTTCTGCATCTGCTCAGATTGTCCAAGGCGGTAGCGCAAGCATTACAGCTAGTGCTGATGTAACTGCTAGTGGACAGAGAATCCAGTTAGGGATTGCGTCCATTGATGCTAACGCAGCATTTACTGCCAATGGTGGTTTGATTGCAGAAGGTGTCGCTAGTGTCATTGGTAGTGCTGATGTGACTGCTAATGCTTCTGCTATTTATGCAGGTGTTGCACAGGTAAATGGCACAGCAACTATCACGGCTAATGGTGTAATTCTTGGTGATAATTGGTCACCTGTTTCTGGTGACACAAATACTTGGACACCAGTAAGTGCAGACTCAAATACTTGGACAGTTGTTTCTGTTGACTCAAATACATGGACTCCAGTAT